CAGTCAGAATCAGCGGCTGGTCTGTATCGTGAAGCAAACCTTCCCAGTCCTGATTGGCTGGGTAGTAGGCGACCGGAGCGGTATTGGGTTCCTGCACGTAGCGCACAGGCTTCTTGTCAGTCAGGCTGGAGAAGTCAGACGGCGTCTCGAGGTACCTGATGCGGTAGAACGGTTTGGATCCTGGCCAGTCGCCGATCGGCTTACCGTCAGGTCCTAAGTAATCAATGCACAAACTACAAAGCTGCTTGAATGCTTGGTGCTGGGCCGCAGTCTGTTGTTGGCCCAAGCAGTGCATACTAAGCAGCTTAGCATCTTCGAGCGTGAGCCCACTAGATTTGAGTTTGGTTTCCCCTAAGGATAAAGCTTTGTGGTCGGCTGCAGGTGCAGTCTTTTTCTTAGTCGTTGCCATCTTGTTTCGGTCCTCAATTCGTCGATCATAGCCGCCTCAGCATCGGCCAACCACGTGCTCAGCCACATGAAAAGGTGTCCGCTTCGCTACATCACTTGCTGAGGGCGATCGACGCGGACCAAGGTTGTGGACAACCGAAGGAGACACGACACAGCGAAGCGGACAAGGAGGATTCTAATCTGTAGCGAGCGGCTCGTAAACGATGAATTACCGTCTGAGTGAAAAGTTGTTTGTTGACAAGTACTTAGGTGTTATTCTTGGCTCTTGGCGCTCTGCTACACCACAAAGCGGTCGCTACACGCTACTCAATTCCCTATTCTCTCTTCTCTCTATCTATACTTCTTCTTCTTCTTCTTCTTTAGTTAAAAGAAGACTATAGTATATGTAGTATCTGTAGTTTATCTTTAGAATCAACAACTTAGAACGCTACACAAGTCGCTACACAGGCTGCGCCATCAGAGTGAGTGTGGGCCAGAAAGGCGTGTGTACAACGGTTTCCACATGTGTTAGAGCGGTTTACGCCGGTGGGAAAACAAGTTACGATCCACCCCATTCCTGGTAAACAACCAGAAAACCCTTGTGGAGATGTGAATATGGCAATTGGTGGACCTCGACCAGGCAGTGGACGGCCGAAAGGCTCGGTGACTAAGGTCACTGCCAAGGCCCGCGAAGCCGCCATGGAGACCGGATTGCTCCCACATGAGTGGTTGCTGAAAGTCAGTCGCGGCGAAGGCATCAAGCACAAGCGTTGGGTCATCAAGTATGATGCCAAGGGCGATGAAAAGAGCCGTGAGCTTGTGGAAGAAGAGATTTATGCTGACTTCTCCACGCGCATTGATGCCGCAAAAGCTGCTTCCCCATACTACGCGCCACGACTTGCTGTGCAAACAGTCTCAGTGACTGGCAACTCGGACGCTGTGGCTGAGACTCTGAAAGCTATTGCGGAGAAGCTACCAGTATGAGCCAACTCCTGCTTGCCAACAAAGATGCCGAACGCTGGTATCCATTGACTGAGCATCCGACACAGACGGCTTTGGTCAATGATCGCGTTCGCTTCAAGGTGGTCCCAGCAGGACGACGGTCTGGTAAGACTGAGCGAGCTAAACGCTTCGTGGTACGTGAGGCTATGAGGGAACCAGGACCCTACTTCGTGGCGGCTCCTACTCGGGACCAAGTCAAACGGATTTACTGGAATGACCTGAAGCGTCTGTGCTTTACTTCAGTCCTTGGTGACCGCTCAGTCAGCGAGTCTGAACTTCAGATCCGCCTGCCTAATGGCAGCACCATCAGTCTCGTCGGTCTTGACCAACCTCAGCGCATGGAAGGTGTACTCTGGATTGGCGGTATCATTGACGAGATTGCTGACGTACGCGAAGGTGCGTGGCAAGAGAACATCTCGCCTGCCCTCGATACATTCAATCCATTGCGCCCAGACTATCGCCCATGGTGCTGGCTGATCGGGGTTCCTGATGGCTTGAACCATTATTACGAGATGGCTGAATATGCTCGCACCTCGGGCGATGCTGACTGGAAGCTGTACACTTGGAAGAGCGCTGACATCCTGCCCAAGGACGTGATCGATGCCGCCAAGCGTCGCATGTCGCCCCGCCAGTATCGCCAGGAATACGAGGCCAGCTTCGAGACCGCGTCAGGCCGTGTGTACGAGGACTACAGCCCAAAGAACTACACCACTGAGACGATCAAGACACATGAGCAGTTGATGTGGCACCACGACTTCAACTTTACGCCCATGAGCTCAGGCATCGGTGTGCGTCGCGGCAATGACTTCTACATTCTCGATGAGATTATCCTGACCAGCGCAGTCGCTCGGCAGTCGGCTCTCGAGTTCGTGGAGAAGTTCAAGAACCACTCCAATCGCAAGGTCATTATTTACGGTGACCCTGCAGGACGTGCTGGTGAGAAGCATGGCCACGCCTCAGACTACACTGAGATGGAGCAAGTGCTGCGTGCCAACAACTGGCAAGTCGAGCGCAAGGTTAAAGCTGCCGCTCCCGCCATTAAGGACAGGCAGAATGCTGTTCGTGCCAAGATCTGCAATGCCAAGGGCGAGGTCAGTCTGTACGTGAACATCGAGAAGGCCAAGTACGTGCACAAAGGTTTTGCCACCGTGCAGATCAAGAAGGGCAGTACCTTCCTTGAAGAGGACAGCGACTACCAACACATCACCACTGCTGTGGGCTACTGCGTTGACTACGAATGGCCGATCCGCATGGACAAGAAGGTCATCGATGCTGCGCCACTCCCATCAGTCAACCATTTCAATACAAGGACCTAACCATGGCACGCACTAAAGAAGAACGGCACTCACTCATCCATCAGGATGCCATGGCCGAGTTTGAGAAGATCCAGACTGCTTTGCGCGATGAACGCCTGCAGTGTCTGCAAGATCGCCGCTTCTATTCCATCTCAGGTGCTCAGTGGGAAGGTCCACTCGGTGTCCAGTTCGAGAACAAGCCGCGCTTTGAAGTCAACAAGATTCACTTGGCCGTCATCCGCATCATCAACGAATACCGCAACAACCGCATCAGCGTGAACTTCGTCAGCAAGGAAGGTGAGGATGCTGACGACTTGGCTGATACCTGCGCCTCTTTGTACCGGGCTGACGAGCAGGATAGTACAGCTGAGGAAGCCTATGACAATGCCTTTGAGGAGGCAGTCGGTGGTGGCTTCGGTGCTTGGCGTCTGCGCACTTGCTACGAGGACGACGAGGACGACGAGGACGAGCGCCAACGCATCCGCATCGAACCGATCTTTGACGCTGACAGCTCAGTGTTCTTCGACCTGAACGCCAAGCGCCAAGACAAGGCTGATGCCAAGAAGTGCTTTGTGCTGACCGCCATGACGCGCGATGCCTATCGTGAAGAGTACAATGACGACCCAGCCTCGTGGCCAAAGCAGATTCATCAGCGCATGTTCGACTGGCTTACGCCTGACGTTGTCTATGTAGCTGAGTATTACTGTGTTGAGGAGCAGCGCGAGATTATCCATATCTACCGCGGTCTCGATGGTACTGAGCGCAAAGTATCTGACAGCGAACTCAATGAGGACGACACCCTTGAAGAGACACTTGCAGCCACTGGCTTCCGTGAAGTCCGCCAGAAGAAGGTGAAGCGCCGCAAGGTGCATAAGTACATCATGTCAGGCAAGGGTATCCTTGAGGACTGCGGTTTCATTGCTGGCAAGTGCATCCCCATCATTCCCGTATACGGCAAACGCTGGTTCGTCGATAACGTGGAACGCTGCATGGGCCATGTCCGCTTGGCTAAGGATCCTCAGCGCCTGAAGAACATGCAGCTTAGCAAGCTTGGCGAGTATGCTGCCTACTCCTCCATTGAGAAACCGGTATTCACGCCTGAGCAAGTCGCTGGCCACCAAGTAATGTGGGCTGAGGACAACATCAAAAACTACCCATACCTACTGATCAACCAACTCACGGATCAGAACGGTCAGCCCGTTGCTATTGGTGCTCAGTCTTACACCAAGGCTCCTGAGATTCCTCCGGCTATGGCTGCCTTGCTGCAAATCACCGAGCAGGATATGCAAGATGTCTTGGGCAACCAACAGGCCGGTGAGCAGTTGCAGCCCAACATCAGCGGCAAAGCAGTTGAGTTGATCCAGAATAAGCTCGACATGCAGACATTCATCTACATCAGCAACTTCAGCAAGGGTATCAAGCGCTCAGGTGAAGTCTGGCTCTCTATGGCCAA